AAATCAAATGACGAATAGGCTGCAGCCTCCCTCGGTGCGTCAAGGCCATGTCTTGGCGAGGCTTGATGTCAATGATGGGGACGGGCCCACGCTGTGTTTCGATCAGGGTGTCTTCCGAAACACAGAATCGCCCTGTCACCGTGCCCCCATCATCGCTGCGGAGCTGGTGAAATTCTGTGTGGATACGACCCTTGTGCTCGTGGCGCAGGATCGAGTCAATGAACGTGCTGTCGGCCTTGTCCACTTCCCGCAGGCTCACGATCATCTTGGCTACAGGGTGATCGTGAGCCGACAGCCACTGCTTTGTGAACGATGGCGCGCCGCCCTTGCGGAACATATCCGTCTGCTCGCTTTTGCTCGTTGGATAACCCAATCCCAGCGAGTCGAAGACTGAGGCCACGGAGGCCGCGGCCCACGGCTCCACGCGTATGCCTGTCAGGCGGTGTATCTCGTCTTTGATCTCAACGCTTCTTTTCTTGAACGCGCGCTTTGCTTGCTCTGCCTTGCTTACGTCTACCCGCACACCTGCCTGGCGCATGTCGCACATCATCGGGATCAGGCTGGTCTCGAGGTTCCAGATGTTCCAGAGGTCGTGCTCGTCGAGCTCCAGCTTCAGGCGCTCCCACAGGCGTAGGGTCATGCCGGCATCCTGCTCGGCGTAGCGGCCCACAAATACTGGCGGGAGCTTGTACATCTCAGCCTTGGGGTCCAAGCCCCACTCGGCCGCAGCCACCCGCAGGAGCTTCTCGTTCTTCCGCTCCGCCAGATAGTCCCGCCCGAGGTTATTTAGGCTGTACGAAAACCGGTTCTCGTTTACAATGGCGCCGGTGATCATCGTGTCAATGATCCGGCCTTGAACGTTAACCCCTTCCGCGCGCAGCCAACCCAAATCATAGGTGGCGTTGTGCATAATCTTGTCGATGTGCGGTGTGGCCATCTGCGCCTTGAGCCACTTCATCGTCATTTTCGGGTCGAGGTTGTGGCCGTTCGAGTGGCGGATCGGGAAGTACCCCTCCCAGTCGCCCGCGGCTACAGCAATGCCGACGATGAAACCATCGTTCCGAGCCCAGCCAGGCCCAAGCGTCGTCAGGCGCGGGTCGCAGGTCTCGAGGTCAACCGCAATCTGCTTGTACTGCCGAAGGTCTGGGTACTCGGTTGGGATGTTCCACGCCAGTTCAGGCGGCTCGTTCATCTGAGCCGCGATGACCTGGTCCTTGTCCAGTGCATTACCCTGCATTGTCAAAAGATCCCCCGAGCGCGCTGTATCCGCACTTGTCGATCCACGAGTCCATGTGGTCTGGGCTCTGCGCCAACCGCGCCGTCTTGAGCCAGTCCATCATCAGGGCCACATGCCTTGCCGTAATTGGCCCGTCGGTTGCCTCGAGTATAAGATTCCACCCCGCCGCGATGCGCTCGAAGTTGTCCTGCGCATCACCGTAGTCGATGGCCCGCTGGCCTGCGATCAGCTCCTTGGCAGTGTCGAGAATGTCTTCTTTTTTCATAGCGAATACCTGTATTTCTTGTCCGACTCGAGTAAGTATAGATTTTCCTTGGTCCGAGTGACAGCGACATAAAGCGCGCGCCACTCGTCATCGGGGTGCTTCGTCTCAACGCACGACCACGTGGACCCAAGGTACACGACGCAGTTGTCGTCCTCCCCGCCCTTCATGGCATGGAATGTGCTGACCTTGATCCTCGGCGCTCGGCTCAGATCTTCGCCTCGGGAAACCAGCGCGCGGATGTAGCGCGCCTCGTCCTTGCTGACACGCAGCACTTCATAGACATGCATGTCTTGGTTGCCCAGCCAGCCGTAATGCGTAATCAAGTCGTCGTAGCTAAGCTCCGTCTCGGGGTCGGCCGCATCGAGAAGCTTGGTAGCTCCGCGGCGGACGAGCGCACCGTCGCCCATCTTGGGGACTGCGCCGTACAAATCCCGTACAAACCTGAGCGCCACTGTGCCGCCTGATGACAGGGTCTTCCACGTGCTCATGTTCTGCAGCATCTTCTCGTTTACCGAGGCCTTGCCCTTGACGCTGTAGTAGTAGCCCATCTGCTCCAGCTTGTCCGCAAAGTCGTAGCAGAAGGCGTTAGTGCGCGTCATGATGGTCCACGATCCTCGGTCCATGGACACGTCACCGATACGCATGAGGCTTTGAACAGAGCCTTCCGCATCCCGAGGATGAAAGTCTTTTGGAATCCGGTTCTTGATCCTTGAGGATATCTTCTGAGCAAGGCGCCACACTGAACGAGGCAGTCGATAGGATTGTGATAGTACCTCTATGTTCTTGGAGCACTGCAGAAAGTTGCTCACCTCCACGCCAGCCCATCGGTGCACGGCCTGATCGTCGTCCCCTGCGATCACGACCTCTTTGGCGTTGGCCGCCATGTGCCGGACCATGGTCCACTGCAGCGCTGTCAGATCCTGCGCCTCATCAACGATCAGCAGGTCGAGATAGAGGGGGTCAGCCACGGTCGGGTAGAGCGCGATCATGTCCGCGAAGTCGTGCCGGCCTGTCTTGGCCTTGTACTCCTCGTTCTGCTCATGGACCTGCACCAGCTTTGGGTAGCTGAGCGAGTAGTCCTCCAGCTCGTTGTACTCCCGCTCAAGCGAAACCTGACGGTAGCGAGCACGCATCACGCTCTGCATATACTTGGCGCCGCTGCCACCGATCGTGGGCAGCACGATGCCGTCGTGGACTGAGGTGCGGTCAGCGCCTTTGAACTCCATCCCGAGCATGTCGCCCAGCGCCTTGTAGTCGTCGCGGCCCATGACGTCGGTCCGCTGGAGCCCGAGCGCATGGTAGCCAGTGGCGTGCAGGGTCCGGAAGTTGGGCAGCTGCTTGGGCTCGAGGTTGAACTCAGCACAGGCCCTGTCCAGAGCCTCTTGGATGGCCTTGGTGGTGAACGACACGAAGGCTATGCGGGACGGGTGTACGCCCCTTGCCAGCGCTTCTCTGACGATCTCGATCAGGGTGTGGGTCTTGCCACAACCAGGAGGGCCGAGGATGAGTCGGCTATTCGGTATGGGATGCATTTCTCTTCTCCTCGATCCATTGTTGAATGTCTTCTTCAGTCCATCTTGCGGCCGAGCGCTTTTGGTCGCCGCCACCGAGCTTGATCGGCGCGGGGAACCTGCCCTCGGCCGACCACTTGTAGATGGCAGACTGAGAAACGCCGATCCATTCCGCCACCTCTTTGATTCGCAAAAGCTTAGAATGGAATGTCATTTTCAATCTCCTTCACATCGAGGTCTACATCCTCGTCTTCAAACTCTGGTACCCACCAAACGCGCATGCTGGTCCTCTGATTTCCGTCGCGGTAGTAATTTTTCATGCCGTTGCAGTCTTCCGTCCCGTTGATCGCTTTCAGATGCTCTTGGATCTCGCCCCTGCTGCGATAGTTGAAATGCCGCTGCCGCAGAAACTCCTCGAGCCCGCCCATCGTGAACATCGTGCGTCCGTTCTCGGTCCACGGCTTGCCCATCTTGAGCTCGGCAGGCTCCATGGCCCTGATCCGGCTGGTGCAGAACTGGCGCAGCACCTCCTTGAACTGGCCACGAACAGTCAGCTCTTCGGGGGCCTCGAGCCGCGTCGCATCCCGCAGCATCTGCGCGATCTTGCCTTGGTAGTCCTGCTCCTTGATCTTGGGCGGCATGACCGTGGACTGCTCCATCACGACACGCTGCCAAAGGTGCTGGCTCTGGAGCTCCTCGGTGCTCAGCTGGATGCGGTGGCCGTCGACATCCATGAAATAGAGACGCGGCTCCGACATCAGGATGGTTAGGCCACCCAAGTTGGGCATGTTGGGCACGCTGCTGCCGATCCCATGCGGCCGGGTTCGGCAGAGCTGCACATCGCAGTGGCTCCGGAACGGCTCGTCCTTGCAGGTGTAGCTGTATTCCTTCCTGTTCAATGACTTCTGGACGCCGTTGACCTCACTCGCCTGCAGCGGATCCGTGAACAGGCGGCGGTTCATGTCCTCCATCTCCTTGACCCAGTCGTCAGGAGTCTTCATCCGGCAGTAGACCCCGCAGAAAAACAAGGTTTTGTTGCGGTCGCTCGAGACTGGGCCGTCGGCAAACAGGTGCTCCAGGCAGGGTGGCCCGTCGGTAAAGTACTTGCGCTTGCCGGAGAGCTGCAGGCTCTCGAGCTGCGCCAAGGTCGCTCGCTTGGCCTCGACGGCGTCCAAGAACTCGGCCAGCTCCATCGCTTCGCCCTTCTCGTTGAAGGCGTAGCGCATAGTCATTTCGGCGTTCTGGTAGGGCATGTTAATAAAGTTGCCCACATCCCCTCGGTCAGACAAGATTGTGTCTTGCTTGGGGAACACCTCGCACCCACTATGGCCCAGCGCGATCGAGAACTCTGTCAGAAACTCGCGCACATCCTTGGCGTCGTAGAACTGATCAAGGAACAGGTAGAGATGCGCGCCGCCAGACTTGGTCCGGCAATGCACGAAGGGAAGCTTGAGCTTCTGGATCTTATCTTGCAGGGCCTTGTGGTCGAGGTCATAGACATCGATGTCCAGCGCGCCCCACTTGCACTGGTTCTCGGCGTTGATAGGGATGGCGCCTACGCCAAGGCCACCGCTAAGGTGAGCCTCGATTTTAGCTAAATTCAGCGGCTCCCGTACAATACGGCTGTCCGCTTCTGCCTTCCCTGTGCGCCCGGTTCTTCCGACTTTCGTCGTGCCGTGGGCCGCCCTCGAACCTTCGAAGGCCGCCAGCACTCTTGCTGCGTCTGACATTGTTTACTCCAAGTGAAAGGTGGGACGCCTATGTTGGGAGGAACATAGGCGCCCCGAGGCTGCTCAAAACGGTGCCCTAGAACGGGATGTCAGAGTCGTCGTTCTTGGACGCGCCGCCCTTATCAAACGGGGCTTCCGGAGCAGCTTTCACTTCACCCGCCATGATCGAGTCACGGAAGGCTTTGGCTTCGAGGAGCAAGTCACGGCTTTCAACAAGCCCGACCTTCTCCACTTGGTAGTTGTTCCACGAACCTTGGTCATTGGACTCCTCGGTCGTGGTCAGCTTCCACTTGGTTGCGAACACAGCAGGGGTGATCGACGTCCCAGACGCGGGGTGCCGCACCTTCTGCATCGCGATCTGCGTCTTCCAGCGCCGGCTCACCTTGAGCTGCGTGGACTTCATGTCAACCACCGCAGGCTGGTAGGTGCCCTCGTCCCCCAAGATGAGGCAGAAGTGCTGGTCGCTCTTCACAAGCTCGTTACCGCTGGGCAGCATTTCCTTGGAGCCGTTGCGCATGGCCTGCTGGAGGACAGGATCGTTGGCATGGATCTCGCCCTTGAACCCGCCGCCCATGTCCCGAGGCACGAACTCCAGATACTTGGTGGTCTGGAAGCAGGGGATCAAGGTGACACCCTCCTCGCCGGACCAGTGCTCGCCTGTCACGGTGTTGAACAGGTCGCCCTGTGCCGCACCCTCGATGTACTCCGGCTTCTTCTTGTTGAGCTGGGGAGACAGAGCCTGCAGCACGCGGATGAACGGGATCTGCATCTCCGAGCTGTCGAAGGCAGCGCCCTCTCCAGCCATGTCAAAGATGTCGTCCAATACGTCCGCCGATACTGCGGTCTCTTTTGCGGTTGTGACTGCGGTGCTCATTGCAAAAGCTCCTTCCATGTTTCTTCGCTGATCATATGAATCGGAGTACCTGCGGAGGTCTCGATCTGGGCTATGCTGTCCTCTGTCTTATTATGAACAGGCTCTTGTCCTACTGCTTCGAGTAGGAACTTTTTACTAAACGGGCCGATCTCATCAAGCGCGACGATATCAGAAGCGGTTAGTGTGCCCAGTTTTGCGCCCAAGCAATAAAGGAGATCGAGCAGGTCGTCTGTTTCAATCGTAATCTTCATTTCGCTTTCCTTTTGATTTCTGCGGCATTGGCAACGAACGCCCCGAACATGTCGAGGTCGATTGGCTTACCGTTTTCGATACGCTCTTTGACGAAGGCCTTGAGCGTAGCAGGGTGAATGTGGGTCTTGGTCTCAGGGTCGAAGCCTTGGTCTTTCAACAGGCCGACAGCGTGGCCAGCACGATTGTCTTCACCTTTTCCAAAGCTTACCACCACGTCGTTCTTGATGATGTCATCAAGGTTGTTGGCACGCAGCCAAGCATAGACATCCTCACGACGGTCGACAGGGATCGACGCGTGGATCATCATCTTTCTGGAAACGGTAACGCCGTCGACATCCAAACGCTCGACACCCATCTCGTCCATGAGACCGGGGATGAGTTCGACAGAAAGCTTCTGCTTCTCTGCCTTCAGGCTTTTGACGTGGAGCTCTGCGTCCTGGATCTGCTGCTCGACGCGCTTCAATGCTCGTACAAGATCGCTGAGGTTTTTGCCGGTCGCTGTGTCGACGCTGTTCAACGCACCGGCGGTGTCGAACATGTCCTCGAATATGTCGTCCATAAGTTTGTCCTCTTCAGGGGTTGATCGGTGACACACGATGTGTCATCCATACAGTGGACTCTATTGGAGGTATGTAATGACTGTCAACTACAAATTTAAGCTCGAACCATTTGAGCACCAGAAACAAGCACTCACTGCCGCGGGTAGTCGGCCGGAGTTTGGGTTCTTCATGGAGATGGGTACAGGCAAATCAAAAGTACTATTAGATAATATCGGGCAGCTGTACCTAGAGGGGCTGGTGAACTTCGCCCTGATCATTGCACCCAAAGGCGTGTACCGCAACTGGGTCACAAAGGAAATCCCCGAGCACATGTCCGACGATGTACCCCATCGGGTTATACGCTGGGTGGCAAATGCCAATAAGGCGCAGACAAAAGAGCTCAAGTCAGTGGCCGACCAGTTCGACGGCCTGACCATCTTTGTCATGAACGTCGAAGCTTTCTCCTCGCTCAAGGGCCAGCAGGCAGGCAAATGGCTTGCAACTAAATTCGGTGCGCACGGCCTGATCGGCATCGACGAATCGACCACGATCAAGAACCACAAAGCCAAGCGCACAAAGGCGCTGATGAAGATAGCCGCAGGCTTCGCCTTCCGGCGCCTGCTGACAGGGTCGCCCGTGACCAAATCACCGCTGGATCTGTACGGTCAGACCGAGTTCCTCCGCCCTGGGCTCTTGGGTTTCGACAGCTTCTACGCCTTCCAAGGGCGCTACGCTGTGTTGAACAACCGCAAGATGGGTGCCAAGACCTTCCAACAGATCGTGGGCTACCGCAACCTCGAGGAGTTGACTTGGCGCGTGGATCAGTTCTCCTTCCGCGTGTTAAAGAAGGACTGCCTTGACCTGCCCGAGAGGACCTACACGGCGCGCTACGTCACGCTGACGCCCGAGCAGGCGAAGATGTACGAGTCGATCCAGAACCAAGCCCTGCACATGTTTGAGGACGGCCAGATGGTCACCGCACCGGCTGTGATCACGCAGCTCCTCCGGCTGCAGCAGGTGATGTCAGGGCATCTGAAGACAGACGACGGGGACATCAAGACCTTTCCTTCCACGCGAATGGATGCGCTTGCAGACATCTTAGACGAGCATGACGGGAAATCGATAATCTGGTCACGCTTTCGATACGACATCGTCAATATCGTAGAGATGCTGAACAAAAGATACGGCGAAGGCAGCGCTGCTGCGTACTACGGCGACACGTCAGACGACCAGCGCAACTGGATCGTCGGAGAGTTTCAGAAGCCGGGATCACGATTGCGTTACTTCGTCGGCAATCCGGCGACCGCAGGGTACGGCTTGACGCTGACCGAGGCCGACCTTGTGGTGTACTACAGTAACTCGTTTGACCTAGAGCATAGACTTCAGTCACAGGATCGTGTACACAGGATTGGGCAACGTAACCCTGTGACGTATATCGACCTGATCACTGAGAACTCTATCGATGAAAGAATCGTGGAGGCACTTCGCAATAAGATCGACATCGGAGCACAGGTCCTTGGAGAAAAGGCGCAGGAATGGCTAAACCTAAAGCCGAGCCGCCAGTAGATCCATACAGCCCAGAGGTGATCGAGCTGATGATCGAGGTCAGGACAGGCTGGCGCAATATGACCAACGGCATCCGAGACCTGCAGCAGTTGACTGGGCTCGAGCCCGACATCTGCAGGGTGCTGTTCGAAATGAACAAGAGCCTGACCGTCCCCCAGATCCGAGGCTACTCGAAGATGCCCGCGCAACTGGTTGAAGGCAAAAGAAAAAAGGCGACCCGAAGGTCGCCCAGTTAGGGAGGTAGGCAAACAAAGCAGGCGGTGCTTTGTAGCACCGCCCTTGTATCACGGAACGATACGCATGGGAACACTTATGATAGTGCTAGTGCGTGGTCGTCACCTGTTTTCTTTTCTCCATCAGACTGCGTTGAACGCGCCCGGCCTTGTTGGACAGGTGCTCGAGATAGCCCTCCACATTCTCCAATCCGACGTAAGTCCCGATCAGGAAAAAGATCACGGCCTCGAACTCTTCCTCCTCCATCTGCTTCGGCAGGTTGTTCAGCGCCTCTAAGATTCTCATCTGCTCCTCGGTCATGATTCCACCTCGACAAAGCGGCTGATGTCTTTTGCCCAGAGGCAGAAGGATGGACGCTGCTGGTCCGCCCGAGCGTAGACATCGGCCCGCGCAACTCGCTCCTGCTTGAGCAGGCGGTTCAGCGCGTTGCCTGCCGTCGTGCTGTCCACGGATACCATGTCAGCGATCTCAGAGGTGGTGTGGTATGCACCTGCGTCCTTGCCTATGGCAGCAGCGATGCGATCGTCGATCAACGCCGGCACTGGCTCTTCTTCCGGCTCGCCCACGGGAGCAATGTGGATCGCGAACCACGGTGTCCTGTCGCCGTGCTGGTGGTTGGGGATGAGGGTGGCGATGGAGCTGTCACCAATGCTCATGTTCGCGCGCTTGGTTACGGTCGCAGGGATAAACACCTGCTCCCCGTTATCGCTGCGCAGCCCAAAGGCAGTGCCGGTGTCCAGCATGTTGGTACAGAAGATGGATACGTTTTCAGATTGCATGTTGCAGTTCCTATTGTTGAGGTTGGATAATATCGAGAAGTGCGAGGCACTCCTGTAGGTCATGGTATAGTTGGCCACGGTTCTTGGCTGCGTCAAGCTTGAGGATCTCCAGCTTGCGGCGCAGGCGGTGGATTACTGGTGCTTGGGCCTCGGCCCTCGCTTCTAGGTCCTCGGCGTAGGCCTCCGCCTCCTTGGCGTCCCGCACAGCGGCTTCGTAGCGCTCTTTGTAGTCGATGGGCGTGCCCTCAGGCAGTTTCCACTTGGTCATTGGTTTGTGCTTTCTGCGTGCGCGTTTTGAAACCCGGTCCTGACCCTTGTTCCGCGGTCCGCGACCCCTATCGCGTTCTTGACATTTTCCCCATCAATACAACCCGTCAGTATAATAATGGGAGGAAATGCAACAATGGATCACTTTGACAACATGATGAGGGGTCGTCGGTTTGAACTGTCAAGTATTCCTTGACAGTTGAGTCCGGGTCCAGCACATGCTGCGCGTGATGCTTGGCCCACATATAGGCGTCCAGCCTGTCGGCAAAGCGCAGACGCTCATATTCGTCCGGCGTCTCATAAAAGTCAGACGCATGCCTGGCGTGTTCCGCCGACGATCCGCCGATGATGGTTTTTCCCGGTATCATTGGCCTGTCGCTCTGAGCAGAACGCCGAGGGCGGCAGTTTTTGCGGCCCAATCCACGGCGGGGTCGTCTGTCTTGCTGGACTGGATGAGCAGGTCTGCCGCTTGTTTGATGGCTTTTTCGAGCATTTCTATCTTTTCTTCGGGGGTCATTGGTTTGTGCTTTCTGCGTGCGCGTCGCGCATTATTTCGGTGATGTATTCGGCCACGGATTCGCAGCCCATTTTGTCTGTTTCCTTGGCCATCCAGTCCAGTTGGGCTGGTGTCATCGCCAGCAGGATGTCGCTCATAAAACCGAGCTTGATGCGGCGGTTAGCGAACAAGTATTTCACCTGCTGTCGCGGTGATGCTTTGACCTTGCGCGGCGGGATCATGCCCGCCTTGCGGGCCTCGACGACGCCGCGGACGACTCTGCTGTATCCGAGGCCCGTGGCCAGTTGGATGGCAGCGTGGCTGTGGCCTGCCCTGTGCATTTCTGCGACGATGTTGATTTCTTTTTCAGTCATGGCCGTGCCACCGGACGCAGGAACGGGATGCCAGTATCGCGGCAGTATGCGTCCACCTGTTGGCCCCAAAGCGCCTCCAATGCTTCGACCATCGCGGGCATCTCGTCGCAGACTGCTGACGTTTTGCCTGTGATGTGACCGACTTCCATGCTGCCGATTGCGAAGATGATTATGTATAGTGATGTCATGTTGTCTCCCCTTCCTTCTCATGTCCTGTCGGTGTGGCAGGGTTGGCGTCGATGATCTGCAAGACCAAACCCAAGTTGCGATCTGCCCATTCCAGTGCTTTGCTGTCCATCTGTTCAATCCACTTGCGACCAGCTACGGTGTCCCACTTGCGCCACTTGTCAATAGGGTGACGCTGGCAGCCGACCTGTAGTGTGTCTGCCGTGTAGCCAATTTCCCATGTGTCTACCTGCATGGTTCGGATTTCTTTCATGTTTCCAAAGCAAGTAAGGTTGGCTTCCTCAAGGTTGGCTCCCCGAAGGTTGGCTTCCTCAAGGTTGGCTCCCCAAAGGTAGGCTCCCTCAAGGTTGGCTTCCTCAAGGTAGGCTCCCTCAAGGTTGGCTCCCCAAAGGTTGGCTCCCCGAAGGTTGGCTCTCCGAAGGTTGGCTTCCTCAAGGTAGGCTCCCTCAAGGTTGGCTCCCCGAAGGTTGGCTCCCCGAAGGTTGGCTCCCTCAAGGTTGGCTCTCCGAAGGTTGGCTTCCTCAAGGTTGGCTCCCCGAAGGTTGGCTCCCCGAAGGTTGGCTCCCTCAAGGTTGGCTCCCTCAAGGTTGGCTCTCCCTCCACCTTCCTTACCATGCAGCCAATCGGCATGTTTTTTAAGGGCTTCTTTAATCTGATTAGGTGTCATCGGTCTGTCCTTTCAATATGCTGCTTTTAATAGCGTCCGCCAGTATCGCGGCGCGGGTTTCGGGGGTGTTCAGGGCGCGGCGCAATACATTGATATAATCTGCCGTGTGCGTTTCGTCTTTCCAATCTGGGCTGTCCCATCCG